CTGATTTCGTACGGGATTGTTTTTACTTTTGAAAAAAACTTCGTTTTCATTCTTACAGATTGTTTATATCTAATTTATAATCTCCAATCGCTGGCGCAAACACTTCTTCGGGTTCGTCAGTTTTCAAGTTCTTTGCAGAAGCTTGTAGTTGAGCGATTGATATATGTTTACTTAGCAACTGTCTAAATTCCAATTGTTTGTTTTTAGGCAATGACTGAAGTATAGTTTCAGTCTCCGCGTCAAGTGCTTCTTTAGCACCAACTAAATCTTTCATTGCTTTGACAACGTATGTTTCAGGGTTAGCACCGATTGTTACAATAGAACCTTCGTATAATACAACCTCCTTTATAACAAATACATCTAAGTTCTGATCGTATTCTACCTTATCCCACATGTATTTAAAGCCTACACTGAATTGATTCAGAGTTCCACTTTTAATTTGAATCAGGGCGCGGTCTGCCTGAGGTATAGGGTCAAGTACGGCCTCAAAGTATAAGCCGTACTCATCCTCTGTAAGTTTGGTAAACTGTCCAAGAGGCTCATCAATTTCATGCTGCCATAACAAAGCAATTTTTGCTTTTGCGTTAGATTCCGGGCCACGTTCTTTTATACTTTTAGCGAATGCACCCCTGATGAACATTTCACCATCAAGATCTTTATTGCCAAATACAGCCAAATAACCTTTGATAGTTCTATCTTCTTCACTGAGTATAGCAATACGAAAGTCTGCAAGGTGTAAGTTACCCTGTTCATCAACGTAACTGCCTGATACATTTATAGGCTTAGCCTTGAGCTGGAGCTGTTGTACTTTGGGGTGTAATTTCATATTCGTCAAATTTAGGATCATTAGTAATCTTAGGCAAACCTACTGCCTCGCGCCACTCATTGCGGCTAATGATACCGCTTTGTCTTTGTATTAATAAGGATTGATTTGTTATCAACCCTATATCTGCAATAATCTTTTTGTCTTCTTGAAGAATCTCTACGTCTTCATATGAAATATATACTTCAAGTATGCTGTCTGAGGGAACTAACCCGGCGGATAACTGACCTACTCGGCTACATGCTTCAGGTATGATTGTGTCTCTGTATAGTGCCTTTGTCGCTTCTTTGCGATTCTCATAAGTTGCTCCTTCTTTGCGTGAAAGTAACTCAGGAGGGTAATCATAACTGTCGCATATTCTATTTATGTCATCTTCTATCTCTTCAAACAGCATTAGTTCTCGAGTTGGGTACCCCATCTGTTGCCATTTCAATTGTGCATCAGTTATAATAACTTGGAAAGGCTGACCTGTTATACCGTACTTAGAAAAGTCTTGCTGCAATTCTTCTTTCTGCCCTTCTTTCAATGGTATAAAGCCTGTTTTATCGCCACCAGTGTTACTCAATATTCCTATCGCGCCGCGCTTAGTAATAAGGGTATTACGACTTTTATACGCTGCAATAATATTACTGATAGGGTAATCAAGTCCGACCAGTCGAGAATCTGGTATGGTAAGATTTGTATCGTCTTCTGTTCCTATACCTTTATCAAAGATAAAAAATACATCTTCAAAGTTTAATTCAACGCGTTGGCCGTTCCAGTTCATGAAGAACGATTTATATATGCCATTAAGCTGTGTTTGTTGCAGCCATGCGCGTGTATAAGTTATGTCAAACAGCCAGGGAGGTACGCACCAAACTGCAGATATATCGTTGAAGCCTAAAGAACGGATTTTAAGTATAGGACAGTAACCGAATATATCAGTGTAGTGGTTAAGCTGACTGAAAAATTGATCCCATGTTTGGAGTACATTGGGCTTCTCGAGTAGACTGATTAGCGCTTTAGATTCAGCTCCAATTGTTGGCTTATCAGTATTTTTATTTACAACTTGAATAACTCCAGTGCCGAATACAGAGGCTCTTTTTGATACTACAGATTTAAGAGGAGGGCAATTGTTATAAGCTATTAAATAATCTCTTTCACAGAGCAGTTGTTGATAGTAGTCTGCTCCATTTAAAAGGTGGAACTTCCGGGTACCATACATAGGTACAAATTGATTCGCTATTGTATCCCAACCTTTAGTGTTGTCTTTCATTCAGGTAGTCTTTTAGCTAGGGGCAGCCATTGGCTATACTCGAGGTATATTTCTTTATCGTTTCCGGCTTTGTCTTTTACAACCGCCGGATGCGTGATTGATGTCCATACAAGTAATACTTCATACCTCTCCAACCATATACATTCATTGCCGACAAAAATCGGCAACCATGCGAATCGCTTTATAATCTTACTTGTACCAGGTTCCGGAGTTATCCGGGTAAAATTCAATCTCATTTATGACATGAGGTTTAAAAGACAAAACCCCTCAGGGCGAAACCTGAGGGGAAACAAAACACTTTAATCAATGGCAAATAGCATCTTTCCAGAAACTCATACCCTCTACTAAAAGGAAAACCCCGTAACGGCCTTCTGCTGTGCCAATTACGGGGCTGTGTAACCCATTAACCTTACCCTCATCGCTCAATTGTTAAGTAAATATACAACTTAAATTGACGATTGCAAAATTTTTACAAAATATTTTTAGAACCTCAAATTGCTCATTACAGCGTACCTAGCTGCATCCCAAAAATGATTATAATCGTCAATAGGTTCTTCTAGTCTTATACCGTTAACCTCACGCCGTTTGTAGTTCGTCTGCTCCTTCAATACCTGCTGATAGAATCTATTCTTGACGATGTGAATCTTGTAGTTCTTCATTACTGCAATACCCCCAATTATACTGCCTGGATACTTATTCACTGCTAAGGCGCGATATCCTGTCATGCGTGCGGCAGATATAAATTGATCGGCAGCCGAGTCTACCCATATATCATCTTTTTTAGTAATGCATGTATTCAGCAAGGTTACATAATCATTAGGTGATTCAGTTGGTTCATACGCCAAACATTCAAGATATAAATTTCCAAACTCTCCAGGGCGCGCGATACGATCAGCACCGGCCTTACATATTGTAGAGGGTGATATAGTTTGACCAACATCACTGCCGAAATATACTTTTTCAATTGCTTTAGGAAATTCATCAATGTATACCACATCTCTAAATATCAATCCTTCTGGTACGGAACGCTCGCCAAGTCCGTATACCCTCCAATGGTAATCATCGGCGGTGCCCTGTGCTACGTTTATAGGATGTGGCCTACGCTGCCTCTCTGGTAAGTCACGATCTTCCGGATGCGTAGGTTCGTAGGATAAAATTTTTCGCCGCTCGGGTTCACTGATTGAAGGATTATCTAAGAATGTAGTTTTAAGAAAGCCAACATCCGATCTACTGCATACTTTATCAAACACCCAGTGTACAGTAGCCTTAGGGTTGTAATCTCCCCACCAGAATTTACGACAGCGCATTTCCAATTGATTAAATACAGCTTCGTCAATATCTAAAAATTCGTTGAAGTATAAATAATCACAGCTAACCCCATGGAGCACAGAAGGATTATCCGCGCCAAGTAAATTGATTTTATTACCCCAAAGATAGAACGTACTTACTTCCTTCTTGCCTTCAAAAGGACTTGGTATACCGAACATCGGAAGGCGCCTGTTGAAGTCATCATATAATGTAGTCTTGAAGCTATTGTAAGTCTCTTTAACTATATTGATTGTGCAACTAGTTTCTACAGCACTACAAAGCCATATAATGAAATCAACAGACGACCATGTTTTACCACTGCGCGAACTACCCTCAAGTATAGAAGCAGTTTTTCCGTTAAGCAAACATTCGCGTAAGTATACTAAGTTAGGGTTTATTATCCGTTTACTCATCAACTACTGCTCTTCAATTTTTTCACGCTGCGTGCCGGCGCTATGCGTTATATCATCTTCAATAGATTCCTGCGCCGCTTTTTGCAAAAAATTTATCGCCGCCCAAAGTATAGTAATAAAACTTACACCGAGCGCAAAACCTATAAATAAATTAGCCATATATGTGAATTAAAGTTACCGTGCTAAGTATGAATAGTACAAGCGCTGCTAATTTTGCAGCAGTATGCCAGGTAGGGCCCGCCCACATAAAGAATCTATCAATCCAACCACTATCTTTCTCTTTGTGATCGTAATATAGCAGTGGCTTCTTACGAAGCACATTCAACGCTATTTCGAATAGTAACCAGTAACTTGTTATTTCAAAGATTAACACCGGCGACCAAACTATAAATAGCTGAGTAGCGGTATAAAATTCACTTGTCGGTACGTTCCACAATATGATTGTACTGTGGATTATCGCTACACCTCCGCGAAGTATAAACATAAGAAGGTAAAAAGGTTTTCGCCCGGCATAGTCGGCGTACACATTAGCGCTTATAGGTATAAGCCAGAGTAAGAGTTTAAATAAAATCATAAGCTTGCTAGTTTAATACATATATACAATATAGATACTATCGAAGTGAGTATACCTGCTATAGCGAATATAAATATCAGGTACATATCATCTCGCTGTTTCATCGTTTCTTCAATTTATCATCTTCAAATGGGAATAGGTCTGCTGTTGATTTGCGATCATCTTTTACATCAACAGATGATTTGTCAATCAGTCCTAAGTCACGTGATATTATATTAGCGTTTAGTAAATCGCCCGCTGCGGCTTCGAACTTTTGAGTATGTAAAGTATCTTCGATTTGTTTAATGACTGCCATGAATCTCTCTTTATCAATCCTCAATGCTGATTTGAATTCTCTAAAGTAAGAACTACTCACACCAAGGTATAAACATAGCCCCTGCCAAGTGTACGCGCGTATAACAGGCTCTTTAGCTTGAGTTATGCAGCCCTCACTGTGAAATGTTCTAACCTTATATAGAGGGTTAGCGTCACACCATTTGAAATACTCACAGGCAGCCTGCCACATTATCTCAGGGGATCCAAATATTTTATCAACTCCCGCCGTACTTTTTTCCCTCCACCAGGGGGACGTTTCTTTTTTCCAAACTTCCTTATCTGCAATAGGTATACCTTGCACCGCGCTTACTCGTTCAGGCTGTTGCCCTCGTTGACGAGGCTTACCTTTCTTAGTGAACTTCTTCAGGTCTAATTTTTTCTTTTTTATTTTTTTCGCCGGCATAGATTAAAATTTAAAATGGATCAGTTGGCAGCTTAGGACATCTACTTACAAATATAGTAGCATCCTTATATCGCTTTTTTAAGTTTTCTTTTAATGTTAACACCTGTATGTTATTAATTGTATACCCTACCAAAGGATTAATTCTATCTATAGTTAAACTGTCTGCTTCAACTCCTTTACCTTCAATATAACCAGTAGCTGTACAAAAAGTTCTAAATTCTGCAAGAGATATAGCACAATATATACCTCTCCGCTTAGCATTGCATCGAAGGTTATAATAAGTCGCCTTTATTGGATCGGCAGCTCGGTACTTTCTGCTTCTGCATTTACTACAGTAGTTTTTACCGGGAACAGGTTTATTTAAGCAATAAAGAGTTCCACACCTTAAATCTACTGCTGCCATACTTAACAAAGATACGAAAGTTTTCCTTTAGTGTAAACAAATAACTTTTCAGTGCTTTGTTTGTTAGTAAGTCGCCGAGATGAGCTTACGCGAGCCGCTACCTGCTTTTCGAATACTGATTTGAAATCAGGTGGGGCTATATACTCAGATACAAACACATAACTGTACATCGATATATTTCTAACCCAACTCCAAAATGCAGTATGATCTACTCCACAAGTATACCCTGTTACCTCAGCGTAAGGAGGATCGCAGTAAATCAAGCTTTCTTCTAAAGGATTCAATGTTACGTAAGGCTTACTGCTAAATGTAACCCCTTTAAAATCTTCGCACCGATCTATATACTTATTAAAACTATTTAAGGCTAGCCTACTTGTTCGAGCCTCATTCAAGCTTCTACTTCCATCTTTTCTGTGCCTTCGATAAGTATCATAAAACTTACCCCCAAAAGAAAAGTACAATCCGAGATAGCTATAAAGCACCGGGTCACATTCACTATTGTTCTTCAACCATTTATAGTCTTGCTCGGTAAATACTCGGTTAGGCGGCCTCCATCCTTGCTGCACCGCCTTCAAAAAAGTAATTAGGTGTTCATTCGCATCACTGCAAAATCTTTTCCCCGGAATTTTCATCGCCACAGCGCACGTTCCACAAAATGGTTCGTAATATGCTGAAAACTTAGGGACAGAACTCAACATTATTTTGCTAATCTCATCAGCGTGTTTCTCTTTGTTTCCTAAATAGATCATTTTATACTCTTTAAAGCCTTCAGTATAGTATCTGTAGTGCTACTGGTTTTAAATTTCTTAGCCAGCTTGATTTCAAGTTGTCTAAACTCAGACTCTTGCTTTTCAGTAAAGAAAAGATTTACTAATCGAATATCCGAGTTAACGTCTTCAATTTTACCAACCTTGTCTTTACCTCCCTGCACCCCTGGCAACTTATCGTTACTTTGCTTTGCCCCCAAAGTGCTTAATAACGCCAGTGGTATCTCCCGCGCCCAAGTTTTATAAAAATCTTCGGACGTCCCAAGATCGCGATCTATAGCTTCAATATCTACCTCTCCAGCTTTCGCAAAATCAAACATCGCACACATCTCCTTAAATTCTTTAGGAGATAATTTACGGGAAGGAAGACTTACCCAGATAGTCTTCAATTTAGCATCTTGGGCTTCCTTTAGACGACTGTTGCCATCAATTAGGTAGTAATAACCTTTCTCCGCTTGGTTAACAACAACGTTGCTGGCCAATCCATACTTTTTCAATGAAGTTTGAAGTCGTTCCCTACCGAGATCTGTCTTTATCTTGTAATTCGTAGGTGACGGTTTAATTTTTTCGACCGCGACTTGCTTAGACATCCATTCGATGTTAGCAATAACTGAGGGCTTTGTAGCTTTAGATTTCATAGCTTCTAATTTAACGATTTATTTCTGAATAAAAACGATTACTTACGTCTACAGGAGTAAGCCCTTGCTTATACATGCTTACATACTCTTCTCTTGACCACCATTCACGGTGATCAGGCATGTAATCCGTTCGCCATTCAGATATCTTTCTACCTACCGCTGTTCTCCAAAGAATAAAGCGATGAGTCTCGGCCTTGTCAAATCCCGGAATTTTTTCTTTCGTTTTCAAAAGTTTCATATTTTTTCATTTTTAGTTACAAACTATTTGTAATGTTTTTCTTCACATTTTACATTTTACTTTCACCAGTATTACGGCGCCTATATAAAATTCTTCTTTACCCCACCATTTTAGTAGAGTATCAGAAATTGTGTTAAAGGCTGCAATACTGGTGAAAGTAAAATGTAAAATGTAACTAAATTGTTAGTTGTGCGAAATTTTGAAGAATTCGCGGTTTTTGTACTGAGGTAAGCAAAGTCACATTTTACTTTTGGCGAGGCGGAATTTCGGACTTTTGAGAAACCATTCGGTTGCGAATTAAAATTCATAAACCAGTAGCCATACCGTTGTGAGTAAAATGACCAGGTTGAGTAGCCAATGTAAGTGCAACACCGTTGCAAAAACGATAATCTACCAAGCATGTAATTACAAATTATTCGTAATTCTGATTGCGCTTTGCTCAGCTTGCTTTCATGTATTTTCATAGATTTTTCGGTTTCGCAATTGCCTTGTTAAACTCACCAAA